GCTCCAGATCAACCGCAAGGGGATGCACCCCTATGATATGGTCAACCGCGTGTTTGTGCTGGCGTTCACCAATGACGCTGTGCCTATCTCACTGCCGACACAAGACCGCCGCTGGTTTGCGCTGTGGTCGCGTGCGCCGCGCATGAACCCAGAGGCAGCGGACGCTATGTGGGCTTGGTATAAGACCGGTGGCTATCAGTTGATTGCTGCTTGGCTGTGGCAGCGCGATGTGCGGGGCTTCAACCCATCAGCCGCGCCAATTGAAACCGATTACAAGCGCACCCTCATTGAACAGTCGATGTCGCTCACCGAAAGCGCGTTGGTCGAGAAAATCCGCAACGGCGAGGCTGACTTTAAGCGCGGTGTGGTGGGGTCGCCCTTCCACAAGCTGATAGACCGTTTAGAAGGCACAATGCCCTCTGGTGCGAAGATTTACGCCAACACGCTGCAACACGCGCTCAAAGAGGCTGGCTGGCTTGATATGGGGCGCGTCAATTCAAAGGCGCTGCCCAACAAGAAACAAATCTGGGCTTCGCCTGACATGGCTAAGGCGTGGTCGAAGTCTGACTTGCGCCGCATGATTGAAGAAGCGTGAGGTTTACAGACAACGCCTGATAGTGTATTAGGCGACTAATACGCATGATGTTGCTTTGCTCCATGCTGAACCCCCGGCGGCTTGCTCCCCGCCGGGGGTTTTTTTATTAGTCCGCAAGCTGGGCTTGGCAGCTTCGATAGAGGCGCATGGCCGTGCTTTCCTTGGCCCAAATGTCGGGCCATGTTTTGCGGGAGTGATAGACGCTCTTTGCCTCGCGTTTGAGCAGCCGCGCAATCTCGTTGCGGCTTGCGCCTCTGTCAGTGAATATCTGCACCGCCACAGCCCTAGCGCGGACGTATTCGGTCGTCCGACTGTGGCCTGTGATATCGTCAAGGCCAGCGCGCACGGCGATTAGTTCAAGGATTTCGTGGTTGTTCATTTCAATTCCTTTAGTTCGCGCAAGGCCCATTGGATGCCTTGTATCTCTACGCCCATGTCGTGCAGACCGTGTGCGTCCTTGGCGTGTAAGAATACGCTTGCCATGTCCCAGCAGATAGCTTCGCGGGTCTGTAGGGCTTCGATGCGTTCGTTAATCATTGATCAGGCGATGCCACGCTTCTACAGCGGCACTATAGCCACAGGTGCAGGGTAGCGCCTCATAGGTGACAGTCTCACCGCCTAGGACGGTGTGCTGCATCACAGTGCCATACCGGCAATTGAGTAGGTGCGAGGCGTATAGGGCCAAGTCATTGCCAGCGGCTTCCAGTTCCTTGACCCGTGCGGCCAGCAGTTCTTCAGGGTATACAATTGTCATAATCAGAACCTCATATCTTCAGGATGCCAGTCGTAGACATCCCAGCCAAATTGTTCCCAGAGCCAAGCCCGTAGGGCTGGCGGTATCATGCGGCTTTGTCCATTAGGCCCCGCGCCTTGCAGGCTTGGCGCAGCATTAGCGGCGTGAAGCCCCACACCCGCATGGCTATGCTGTAATCCTGCGTAGCGCGCTTTATTTCATCGTCTAGGGCGCCGAGTTGGCTGGTTAGTTTGTCGCGCTTGGCGAATAGGCTGGCGGCGCGCTTGGCGGCCTCTTGTGCTTTGTCAGTCATTGTCATCATCTCTATATTTATCGTTAAACGCTTTGGCTGCGATTGCGTCTTGCAGCCGTTCTGCCAGCGCAATGCACAACTCTACAGATGGATAATATTTGGCTTCGTCGATCAGGCGCTTATCATCTTGTGCGCGCCAATAGGTGCGATCTTGATCCATTGTGTCAGTCCCTTGTGATGAGCCGCGCTATGGCGGCGATTGCTGCGAATAGCCCGGCGATCATTGGCCTTTGGCTTTGGCGATTGCAGCACGGGCTGCATCTAGATCAACAGTCAATGCGCCAAAGGCTGTAGCCGCAACGGGCAGCAGCGTTTCCAACGCCGCCAGCAGATCAGGCGCGGCTGCGATCAGGTGGGCGTTGGCCTCTGACGCTATACGGCAGGCAACGGTGTGCCGGTTGTCGTCTGCAACGCTAAACCAAGGCGCGTTATCGCGAATTACCCACGGGGTGGGGGCGGGCGTGTGCGTTGTGTTGTTCATTTGCTTTGCTCCTGTTTGATGATGGCTGCGCGTTGTAGCTTGGCTACTATGCGCGGGTGTTTGGTCTGTAGTGCGGTTAATAGTGCGCTTGAGCCGTTTTCCATACTTAGGCGGTGGCGGCGTTCGCCTTCGGCTAGTATCTGCGCGGTGATGGGATATTCGGCCATGTTATGCGGCTTCCTCTTGGCGGTAATCTTCAATCATATGCTCCGCGATTTCATACCAATTGACGTCATCCAGAAAGGCCTCTGCGTAGTCTAGGGCCAAGCCGCTGGCCTGTCCGCCCATGTATTCCAGCGCAGTATCGCGCAAGTCTTGGCCTACATCGTGCGGGTCACTATCGCCGCTAATTGTGTCGAGCGGTTGACCGTCGAACATTTCAAGATTGACGCGCCATGTGGCGTAGTTGGTCCAGCCGTTGTGTTTGGTGTCTTGTGTCATTGTCTTATGCTCCGATTGATTGCCGGGCGGCGTTGGTTGCCGCCCGGCGGGTTGGTTAACGATTAAGCCATTCATCATACGATAGCAGCGGCTGGCCGTTGCGCGTAATATCGCCGCCTTTGCCGTCATTCGCGCAAGCGCGGTAAATCTGATACTCGCTGTCATTGTCACCGCGATATTGCGTTTGCCAAAATTGTTCGCGTTCGATTTCCATTGTCCTATGCTCCGATTGATTGTGATTATGCGAAGTAATCGCCTAGCAGCATATCCGCGATCATGGCGCGTTTGCTATCGTCGGCATTGAGCGAAATTTCATCCAGAGCGGCTAGGTTGTCGCGCATTATGTTTTCGTCGTCACCGGGTTGCACATATATTTCCGAGCCGAGTGGGTTGCGGATAACTAGGCCGTTGCGAAGCGCGCAATATGTGTAGCCGCCGCCGATAGGTTGATAGCTAGTGCCGATCATGGTTCAATCCTTTGTGATTAGAATATATACGATTGTGGCGAAAATGCCGATAATGGCGATTAGTGTCAGTCCATCGGTTCCGGTAATCATTGGATTATGCTCCCTTGCATTTGTGCTGGTGGTGGTCATGTCAGTTGCTCCCGGTTGCGAGGGCGATGGCGGCGCGGGCCTCGATGATTGCGGGGATGATGTCGACGCTGACGGTGCAGGTGCCGCCAAACAGCGCAGGCAACTCGGCATCGCTGGCGGCTGGAGATACCAGCGCGGCCAGCAGACCGGCCAGCGCCTTTTTCATATCGGGCGCGGCGGTGATTAGTTGGGCGTCTGCTGCGGGGTTGGGGCCAAAGTATCCAACACTGGCGACACCGTCTCCCATAGCGTCGGTGACCAGATAGCGTTTGAACGAGTCCGACTGTTCGATGAGCCACGGGCCGGGGGTGTGTAATGGTGCGGTCATTTCATTTGCTCCTGTCTGCCTGTCTCATCAGTGCTGGGCGGCGATCCAGCAGACGCCCCGAAGGGCGTTTCGACTATGCCTCATGCTCCATGTCGCGCCAATCGTAGTAGCGAACCAGTTTGCGCTTGGAGCCTATGCGGAGCGCCACAGACATGACGCCAGCGCGATTGAGGGCTTCGAGTGCAAACTGCTCCGCGATGTTCAAGTCAGTGCCAAGGTGAAAGCCATGTGGCGTAACGCCAGCGTCAGTTTCGATGTCCATTGTGTAGGTCTGGTCGGTCATTTGGTTTGCTCCATTTGCTCTTGATATATTTATTACTGCCCTAGTTATTCCCTAGTGTCAATCACAAAAAACAGAAAATGAAAAAAAAGTTTGGTCGGTCATTGTTGACCGACCTTTTTGGTCTGGTGTGTTAGTCGCTTAACACGCAATCGCCGGGGGGTGAAAATGTAAGGAAAATAATCAAAAAGTCGTCGCCGAAAAGGTCATCAGGTCGGTCATCCATACACCTGTCTGCGGTGGCGGTTTTCTGCGGCGCCCAAGCGCTGGTCGGTCAGGTCGTTCATTAGTTTTACAGTTAGTCAGTATTTCTTAATGGGGTGTATTAGTCAGATAACACAGTGGAGAGCCAGCGACTGAAAAGGCATGACCGACCTGACCGACCTGACCGACCGCGCAAAAACGCAAAGTCATGCGCCACGCAAAAAAGCGTAAGAGATATTCCCTAGTTTTCCCGACTTAAAAACTGATGACCGACCTGACCGACCGACTAATTCATGACCGACTTAAAACTGATGACCGACCTGACCGACCTGACCGATGGTCATCGCTCCGCTGCCGCCAGCCAGATGGTCAACGCGATTGCCTCTGGCCCAAAGGCCAAAAGGCCAATGGCTTTCCTGCTGGCTGCCTTGAGGGATGGAAAATTCGCCGCGAGGCGGGGGGTGGGGGGCCACCGGCATAGGTGACTGTCACGGGCTGGTGTCGTGAACAATTTTTTTATTTTTAATTTTTTAAAAAACCTGCCATACTGCCACCCATGTTCCACAACATACCGTTCGAGCCTCGCACGCTCCGCGCTACTGAGGCGCGGCTGGAAGCCATCTATCGCGCAGCCAAGGCTGGCCTGAAGGGCGACTCACTCGCCCTCGCCGCTGGGATGCTGCCCAAAGAACTGCGCCAACTGCACGAGTTTGACCCGGCGGTTGAGATGGCCGAACTCAAGGGCCGCGCTGACAGCGAGATGGAGGCAGCCGAAGTGCTGAACCGCGCCATCGCGTCAGGCGACGCCAAGATGGCCGTCGAGAAGTTGCGCTTCCAGCACCAGTGGGTTGCCAAGCAGCAGATAGATGTCAATGTAGACCAACAGATCAGTATCACAGGCGCGCTTGAGATGGCCGAGAAGCGGATGCTCGAAGCGGTCTGGGACGAAGTGACACCAATTGAGGACCAAAGCGATGGCGCGTAAGAATAACCTAGCGCCTGCGCCGCCCGCGCCAGCGCAACTAAACGCATTGGCACCGCCACCCGCGACAGATGCGGCTGCTAATCCGTATATTGCTTCGTTAATAGCCAAAGCAACTAAAGACTACCCTTTCATAAATCAGCACAATCCGTTTGTGTTTATGGGCAACGACCCCACCCGTGACTATGCAGAAACTTGGCCCTCGGATGAAGAAGGTACGCCGGATAGGCCGCGCCCTAAAGAACTACCCGCTGGGCGTGTTGGGGTACAAGTGTTTAGACCCAATGACTTTGGGCCTAATGATCTAGCTGCTGAATTTTTACATATAGACCCTGTAGCAAACGAAACGCGGGCATCACTGCGGGCGTCGCTGACCCCGGCGCAAATAGAGCGGTTAAAATACACATCACGCGATTATCAAAGCACATTAGATAGGGGCGAAAATGAAGACAGAGCTATTCAAAACGCAATAGATAGCGCGCTGCGCGGATATACGGTAGGGCAATGGCCTGCGGAAGCTAACACAGCTATGGGGTATTCTCCGCAGCAACTACATCTGTTGGAAAACTTAAAGCGATATATGCGAACAGGTAAAAAGTAATGCAGTCACCAATCTATACCGCCGCTGAAGAACAGGAACTGATGGCGCGGCTGTGGACGCCTGCGCTCAAAGACGATCCGCTCAAGTTCGTGATGTTCGTTTTCCCGTGGGGGCAAGCTGGCACACCGCTGGAACATTTCCCCGGCCCTCGCAAATGGCAGCGGGAAGTGTTACAAGACCTGACCAACCATCTGAAGCAGAACAATGGCAAGATCGACTTTGATACATTTCGTATGGCGACTTCTTCGGGGCGCGGTATTGGTAAGTCTGCTCTGGTTAGCTGGCTCGTCATCTGGATGCTCTCGACCCGCATTGGTTCCACGACCATCGTTTCAGCAAACTCTGAAGCGCAGCTAAGGTCGGTCACATGGGCAGAAATCACCAAGTGGCTGGCGATGTCGATCAACAGCCACTGGTTCGAGGTAGCCGCCACCCGCATCATGCCAGCAAAGTGGATGACGGAACTCGTCGAGCGGGACATGAAGAAGGGCACGCGCTACTGGGCGGTTGAAGGGCGGCTGTGGTCTGAGGAAAACCCAGACGCATACGCTGGTGTCCACAACTACGACGGTGTGCAACTGATCTTTGACGAAGCCAGCGGTATTCCAGACTCTATCTGGTCGGTTGCGGCTGGTTTTTTCACCGAAAACACGCCAAATCGCTTTTGGTTGGCATTTTCTAACCCGCGCCGCAATTCAGGCTACTTTTATGAGTGTTTTAACGGCAAACGCGACTTTTGGTACACCAAAGTCGTCGATGCACGCGACGTTGAAGGCACCGACAAGGCCACATATCAACAAATTATAGACGAATAT